TATAACTGATGCACCTATACTGAATAAGTTATTTGATGGTATTACAGGACAACAATCTTATGTAGGTAACTACACAGATTACCGCTGTTTCTTTATTCAGAACGTATCTGGTAAAGTAATGCAAGATACCAAAGTGTATATCCTAACCAAGCAACCTGATGTAACAGAAGTAACTTTGGAAATTGGTGTAGACCCTAGTGGTATATCTGTACCTGCCTTGACTATCGCAGATGAAGTTACTGCTCCAGTAGGTGTAACCTTCTTAGCAGGTGTTGGTGGTGTTCTGGAAACCGATGGTTCGACTACATTGATTGATGGCAAATATCTTACTATTGCTTCTTTAGCTGACGGAGAGTATTTCCCTGTATGGCTTAAACGTCACACAGATATTAACCGTAGTAGTGCTCAAGAAGTTGATGGTGTTACTATTCAGGTTATGACATCTACGTTGGTAGGTTAATATGTTGATTAGAGACTTCCACTATTTAGAACAGAATGGGTATCACTTCCCTGATACCCCAATGGGTAGTACCCGTAGATACGCTATTGATTTTAATTGTTGGTTCCAAAGTGAATTAATAACAGCACCTGTAACTGTTGAGTGGAAGTGTGTGAATCACTTATCTTGGGTAGACGATACGTTCTTTTCAAGTGAAGAAGTGGATACAACAAGTAACCTCGCAATAGTTACCATCACACCCCCTTGTAGAGGAACTTACAGGGTAGAGTGCATTATCACTGCTGAAAGTAATGGCATGGAACTGGTTAAAGTAGTTCCTATGTCTTTGAAGATTTACTAAGGAATCTTGTTAATGAGTGAACCAGAAGAATTATCTAATCTGTTATCCCCTACACCTAGTACAATTAAAACAGGTTGGGAGAATGAACCAAAAGTAAGTGATTTAAAATCAGATTACACTAACGCCTTATCTGATACACAAGACCATATAACTAAGGTTGATAGGTGGTTAGATAACTTACACATAACTGGTTCTGCTAAAATCAAAACAGGTAAAAACCGTTCACAGATGCAACCTAAGCTTATACGTAAGCAGGCTGAGTGGCGGTATGCTTCTCTTGGTGAACCTTTCCTAAGTACACCTGATATATTCAATATACACCCCATTACAGCTAATGACGTTGACTCAGCTAAGCAGAATGAACTTGTACTGAATAACCAGTTCAACACTAAATTGAAGAAGGTTAGATTCATTAACGAGTTTGTACGTACATGTGTAGATGAAGGAACCACCATAGCTAAATTGGGTTGGGAATATGTTGAAGAAGAGGTGGAGGTAGAAGTACCTGATTTTGAGGCTGTACGTGTAACTGACCAAATGGTGGCACAACAGATACAACAGTCTGTACAGCTCTCTCAGGAGCAACCAGAGGTATTTGAGAAGCAAGCTACAGAAGAGACTAAACAGACTGTGCAAGCTACCTTAGAATCAGGTGTACCTACTTTGGTTAGACAGGTAGGTGTGCATACAGAGATAGAGACTCAAGCTGTAGTGAACCAACCTACAGTAGATATTATAAATTATAACAATATTACTATTGACCCTACTTGTGAAGGTCAGTTAGAGAAAGCACAATTCATTATACTTTCTTTTGAAACAAACTTGTCTGAGTTACGTAAGGCAAATAAGTATGAGAATTTAGATGAAATCAATATAGCTAATGAGACTATTCTAGGTGCCCCAGATAACCATATCAGTGAGGATGACTCTTCATTTAATTTTGTGGATGAACCACGTAAGAAGTTTATTGCTTACGAGTATTGGGGTTATTGGGATATTGATGGTTCGGGTATTGTAAAATCTATTGTAGCTACATGGGTAGGTGATACTTTAATCCAGTTAGAAGAGAACCCATTTCCAAAAGGTGAGTTACCCTTTGTAGCTGTACAGTTATTGCCTGTAAAGAAGTCTGTATATGGTGAACCTGATGGTGCATTGATTGAAGATAACCAAAAGATTGTAGGTGCTGTTACCCGTAGTATGATTGATATTATGGGACGTAGTGCGAATGGTCAGGTGGGTAGTGCTAAGGACGCCTTAGACGTAACCAACCAACGTAAGTTTGATTCAGGGGAGAACTACAAGTACAACCCTAATTCAGACCCAAGTAAAGCCTTCTACATGCACGTAGCTCCTGAGATTCCACAATCAGCTCAGGTAATGCTACAACTACAGAACCAAGATGCAGAGTCCCTAACAGGCGTTAAGGCCTTCTCTAGTGGTATTAGTGGGTCTGCTTTAGGTAATACAGCCACGGGAATTAGGAGTGCTTTAGATGCTACTTCTAAACGTGAGTTGGATATCTTGCTTAGACTAGCAGAAGGTATGAAGGAGATAGGACGTAAGATTATTGCAATGAATGCAGTCTTCTTAACTGAACCTGAGATAGTGCGTATTACAGATGAGGAATTTGTAGAGGTTAAGCCTGATGATTTAGCAGGTAATTTTGACTTACGTTTAGCTATCAGTACAGCAGAGGCAGATAACCAGAAAGCAGAGGAATTATCCTTCATGCTACAGACTGGTCAACAGTCTATGGATCAAGGTGAGGTACGTATGATACGTGCTGAAGTAGCCCGTCTACGTAAGATGCCTGCATTAGCTAAAAAGATTGAAGACTACCAACCACAACCTGACCCAATACAACAACAGTTAGCACAATTAGAAGTACAGAAGTTACAAGCTGAAATAGCTAAACTACAATCTGAGACACAAGAGAACTATGCAGGTGCTCAACTAGATGCAGCTAAGGCTGGAGAAACTTCTAGTAATACTGATTTAAAGAATTTAGACTTCTTAGAACAAGAGTCTGGAACCAAGCAAGAAAGGAACCTTGAATTAGCAGGCAGACAGGCAGTAGGTAACATTGCTCTAAAGGATAGAGAGAGTCAGTTACGTATGCAAGAGAACCAACAACAAGCTGTATTAAATGCAGCTACACCAAATCAACCAAGAGGTTGATATTATCCTGTGAATACTCACAGCAATTTAATATCTAAGGAAATACTCACATGAGTCAAGAACAAGTAGAGCAAATCGCAATTGACATTGAACGCGCAAATGCAAACATCAGTAAAGCAGAAGCTTTAAAACGCCTAATGGATAGTAAAGATTTTAAGTCGATTATCCTAGATGGTTACTTTAAAGAAGAAGCTTCACGGTGTGTCTTGTTAAAAGCTGATTCAAATATGTCTGCACAAGACCAATTGGATTTAGATAAGCAGATTATTGCTATTGGTGAATTACACTCACATTTCAATGTAATCCTACGTTTAGGTGCTATGGCTCGTGAAGCTGTACAAGCAGACCTAGATACCCAGACTGAGCTTCTTAACGAGGAGAGCTAGTATGAGTACAGAACATCTAGGGATGTCAGATGAGGAGTTCTTAGAAGCTCCTATGCCTACGGAAGATGAGGTTCAGGAGGAACCAGTAAATGAAGAGGTCTCTGAAGAAACAACTGAAGTTGAAGAAGAATCTGAAGAGGTTACACTTCCTACAGGTGAGCCAGAAGAGCAGGTGGAGGAACTAGCTGAGGAAGAGGAATCTGAGTCAGCAGAAGAGCCTGTAGAGGGTGAAGAGGCTCCTACAGAAGAACCTGAGCCATCACAGGATACCGACTATAAAGCTCAGTATGAAGCCCTTATGGCTCCATTCAAGGCTAATGGTAAAACCATGCAAGTGGATAACGTGGATGATGCACGTCAACTTATGAGTATGGGGGCTGGTTATAACAAAAAGATGGCTGCATTGAAGCCTCACCTAAAACTAGTTAAAATGTTACAGAATAATGATTTACTTGAAGAAGATAAATTAAACTACTTAATAGACTTGTCAAAACAAGATACAGGTGCTATTAAGAAGTTAGTTAAGGATAGTGAGTTAGACCCACTAGACTTGGATTTAGAAGATACTGAGTACAAACCTAATTCTTACACTGTTGATGATAAGACTATGGCTCTGAATAGCGTACTGGATTCTATCGAGGAATCTCCCGCTTATGCAGAAACTATAGCCCTCATGACTACTAAGTGGGATGTTCCTAGTAGAGAAGCCTTATATCAGACTCCACAAGATATCGCAGCAATCAATGAGCAAATAGAGAATGGTGTATTTGCCCAAGTAACTGAGGTAGTAGAGCGTGAACGAACGTTTGGACGTTTGGTAGGTTTATCGGATTTACAAGCATATTCACAGGTTGTACAAGCTATGCACAAACAGGGGTTGTTTCAACGGTTAGACCAACCAAATGAACAAGCACCTGTACCTGTACAAAGACTTACACCCGTAGTGAAAAAGCAAAGTAACCCAACCTTAGTAGCTAAGCGAAAAGCTGCATCAAGTGTGCGTAGTGCTACACAGAAGAAGACTAATCAGGATTACAATCCTTTAGAGATGTCGGATGCTGAGTTCATGAAACATGCTAATTCAAAATTAATGTAAGAATTAGGAGTTAGAATAATGGCTAAATATAATAACCCTGCTGGTGGTGTTGAATCCAGTGTAGGTACTCAATTTGAGACCTTTTACTATCAGAAGAAAGCTCTGATTGAAATGCGTAAACAGGAGTTCTTTGGACAGTTAGCTTCAACAATTAACATGCCAAAGAATTTTGGAAAGGCTATTAAGTCTTACCACTACTTACCTATCTTAGACGATGCCAACATCAACGATGAAGGTATTGATGCTGCTGGTGTGGTAGGTGACGGTGTAGCTGTTGGTAAGGTGAAGGCTACTGTTAAAGTAGTTCAAGCTGGTGTACGTATGTCAGCTCTTGCTGGTGCGGATAATACCTCTGGTACTAAGTTCTTTACAGCCACCGATGTAGTTACAGCCACTACTGAAGCTGCTGCCTTATTAGCTGCTGCTACGTACCTGTTTAGTATTGGTTTTGGTACTGATACTGCCACTTCTGTTGCTGCTGCTCTTGCTGCTGGTTGGCAGGTATCAGGTCAGACTGGTTCTACTAACCCTAATGGTGACTTAGCTGCTGAAGCTACTGTACCTTATGGTGGTAACCTGTATGCCTCATCTAAAGATGTTGGCGCTATTATGCTTAAGATGCCACTTCTCAGTGAGAATGGTGGTGATGTAAATAATGTGAGTGTTCGCCGTGTTGAAGTCACTGGCTCTATTGAGAAGTATGGTTTTAAAACAACGTACACCCAAGAGTCTTTAGACTTTGATTCAGATGCAGACTTAGAGATGCACATCAACCGTGAGATGCTTAATGCTGCTGGTGAGATGACTGAAGATTTACTTCAGGTTGACTTACTTAATGCTGCTGGTGTTATCCGTTTAGGTGGTGATGCACTTACTGTAGCTGGTATGGGTGATAGCGGTGATTTAGCTGAAATCACATATACAGACCTACGTAAGGTTAGTTTAACTTTGGATGACAACCGTTGCCCTAAGCAGACTAAGCTTATTACTGGTTCACGTATGGTAGATACCAGCGTAGTTGAAGCAGCTCGTTACGCGTATATTGGTAATGCTATTGAAATCCAAATGCGTGATATGAAAGACGCAGACGGTAACAAAGTATTTATCAGTGTAGCTAAGTATGGTTCAGCAGGTACTATTGCAAATGGTGAGATTGGTCAAATTGACTCAATCAAATTAATTGTCGTTCCTGAGATGATGCACTTCACCTCTGCTGGTGCAGACAGCACTACTAATACTCAAGGCTATCGGGATACTGCTGGTAAGTTTGATGTATTCCCTATCTTGATTGTCGGTTCTGAATCATTCAAAACTATCGGTTTCCAGACTGATGGTAAGACTGTTAAGTTCAAAATCAAGCATAGTAAGCCGGGTTCACCAGAGTCATATGCTATGGATCCGTATGGTGAAACAGGCTTTATGAGTATTAAGTGGTACTACGGTACTATGATTACTCGTCCAGAGCGAATTGCTTGCTTGAAGACTTTAGCTAAATGGTGAGAAATACCTGTAAGTAGTTAGGGTTTACACAATAACTACGTTAATACAAAGCCCCTTAATTGGGGCTTTTAGGTGCATACAGCATAATGCTGTGCAGGTGGTTTCCTCCACCTTTATGAAAAAGTGGATTTAAGGAATTATAGACATGAGTGAATTAAATGTTTTAAAAGCTAGAGCCAAGGTAATGGGTATTGATTTCCACCCCTCTATTGGTGAAAAGAAGCTACAGGCTAAGATAGCTGAGAAGCTCTCAGACAGCCCTAAAGAGGTTGAACCAGTAAAGGTAAGTAATGCTACTGAATTTGTTCCTGAGACCCAGCATGAACGTAATAAACGTATTCGGGACAAGGCCAACACGCTTGTGCGTATTCAGGTAACTAACATGAACCCACGTATGGGGGAATTAGAAGGGCAATACTACTCAGCAGGTAATACACTTGTAGGACAGATAACCAAATATGTGCAGTTTAACGTGCCTTGGCATGTACCTTTTATGGTGCTAGAAGCTATGAAAGAACGCAAGTGTCAGGTGTTTTATAATGAACGTAAAAAGAATGGGGACACTGTACGTAAAGGTAAACTTATTCCTGAGTTATCAATTCAAGAATTACCATACTTGTCTCCAAGAGAAATGAAAGATTTAGCACAACGTCAAGCAATGGCTAACGGTACCTCAGAGTAAGGATAAACAGATGCCAGTAACTCAACCATGTACAACAAGCTATTCAGGTGAGACTCCAGAAGCTATTTTAGAGGCAATTGAATCTGCCTCTGATTTAGATTTTACGTTTGAACCAGTAAGCTTAGATACCATTACTTCTACTACTCTTGATGGGACAGGTACATTCGATATGCTTATGCGTACCGTTACTACCCGTTTACAAGAGGAGTTTAGTAAGAATAGAATTACTGGCTCTGAGTATGCTAAGACCTATCTAGGGACTATGCAGACTACCTTACAGCAATCAATTGGGTTTGAGCTTCAGACTCAATTAAACAACTTACAGGCCTCACAGTTACAACTTGCTAACCAGACTGCTGAAGTGAACAAATACAGAGCTGCTGTAGAGTTGAGTACAGCAGACTTGCAACGTGAAGGTATGGCTATTCAAAATGAAGATGCCAAGATTCAGGTATGCATAAACAAGCAGCAACTCAATATATTAAACAAGCAAGAAACTAAGTTAGATAAAGACCTATTAATACTGGATGAGCAGCTAACCAAATTAGGTTATGAGAACCAGTTAGCAGCTATTGCTGTGGTACGTAGTAATATTGAACTGATTACTGCACAGCATACCCAAGAGAATACACGTTTAGCAGGTGAGTTAACTAAGACCCAACAAGCTAAATTAGAGGCGGATACTAGATTATCTAACCAGAAACTATTAACTGAGAAGGCTCAGATATCTAATATTGTTGATGGTTCTACAGTGTTTGCTACAGAGTCTACAGACTCACAACCACACCCTATCACCAATAAGGTAGTTACCACAGAAAGCGTAACTGTAGCGGAAGGTATTATAGGTAAACAGCAAGCACTGTACTTTACCCAAAGACAAGGCTTCAACCGTGACTCTGAGTACAAGATGTCTAAGTTGTTCTTAGATGCCTATTCTGTACGTGCAACTCTGGAGGGTGGAATCAATGCTGAAAGTGTAGGTTTTGGTGACCAAGAGATAGCAGCAGTATTACAGAAGGGTAGAGAAGGTATTGGTGCAGAACTTGATATGGTTCGTCCTAAAGTAGCCTGTCCTGAGTTATTCTCGGATGGGTATGCGGTCACACCAACTACACCCTGTGAGTAACCATGTCCGAATATGTACGTAGTTCTAGTGCAATAGCCATCCCCCTTGCTCCGTTCAGGGGGGATACTAAGACTGCTTCTATAGAGGCAATCCTCAAACATACCTTAAAAGGTTATCCCCTAATACCTGAGTTATTGAAGGCTAATACCTACTCCGATGTAGCTACCTTAACCGACCAATTCTATAAGTATAGTAAAGAGAAACACCCACTAAGATTACCCACTGTATACCTTGATACTGAGTTCTCCCCTAAAGGTATAACCAC